ATTGCCAAAGAAGTAGAAGTAGAAGACGATGTGGAAAACACCGGAGCCACACTTGCTAAACAGGCCGCTGAAAAGACTAATGATGAAGCTGGAGATGGAACAACAACTACCATAGTATTATTACAAGAATTTCTAAATGAAATGATGAAGGTAAAAACTACTGATTTCAGAGGATTTAGAGAAGAAGTTAAAAAGGTAGTTGATGAAGTTATTAAATACATAGACGAAAATAAAAGAGATTTAAAAGAAGGAGATATTTACAGAATAGCCAAAAACTCTTCACTGGACGAAGACATTGCCAAAACAGTGGAAGAAGTTATGGAAAAAATAGGAAAAGATGGTGTGGTAACCATTGAGGATGGGCAAAAAGCTGGAATAACATCAGAAGTAGTTCAAGGAATTAAAATAGACGATGGATACATTAGTCCATATATGATCACTGATCAAGAAACAATGAGAGCAGAAATAAAAGATGCTCCAATTCTATTAACAAAAAAAAGCATCACTTCAGTGTCCGACATCCTTCCAGTTCTAGAAGCACTACAAAGCCAAAGCATCAATCAATTAATTTTGATGGTAGAGGATATCACTGACGAAGTAATAGCACCACTAGTTGTTAATAAAATGAAAGGAGTATTCTCAACGGTAGTAGTAAAAACCAGAAACATGGAAGACATCGCAACAGTGACTGGAGCTGAAATTATAACAACAGAAGGCGGTCAACAATTTACAGCAGAAGCACTAGGATGGGCTGACAAAGTAGAAGTAGGTAAATACCACACAATAGTAAGTGGTGGCCGAGAAGAAAAAGAAGTGGTAGATGAGAAGATTGAGGAGCTAAAAAAGGTTAGAGAAAATGCTGAGGACGGTGATGACAAAATAAAAGCTTCTCAAAGAATTGCCAGACTACAAAATGGAGTGTCAGTTATTAAGATTGCTGGAGAAAATGATATCCAAACCAAAGAGAAGAAGTTGAAGCTAGAAGATGCATTGAATGCAGTTAAGTCAGCAATGGAAGATGGAATTATTGAAGGTGGTGGGATGGCACTACTTAGAGCCTCAGAAATGATTGTTCCAAATGAACCAAGTTCAGAGATTGTAGATGAGGCGATTAAGCTAGTTTATAAGGTCATCCGAAAACCATTCGAGCAGATATTGATTAATGCTGATGAGGATTTTGAAGAAGTAATTACTGATTGGGATGGTAAGGGTGGATACAATGTAGTGACCAGAAACTGGGAAAATTTCTATAAAAGTGGTATAATAGATCCAGCGAAGGTAGTAAAAAGAGCTTTAATAAATGCAGTTTCAATGGGAACATCCATAATGACTGCGGAGGCCAGTGTAATAATTAAAAAGGAAGGAACAAAAAACAATGAAAATTAAAGAAATCATAGTCACAAAACAAAGTAGATTCGAAGACTTGAAAAAAGCAATTGAATTCGCAAAAACTGGGGGGGTTAAAGAAATTAGAATGATCACTAATAAGGGGGATGTTCTAGTAAACAACCCAGAAGATTTGAATAAATATCTTCCAAAAGAACCGGTTAAATAGTTACTGGGGCAATAAGAATACATTTTGGTCCGGTAGCTACGAATTGTGTGGTGGGTTCTTTCGTCGGATATCCCCACCATATCGCGGAGTAGAGCAGTCTGGTAGCTCACTTGAGTCATAGTCAAGAAGTCGTGGGTTCGAATCCCACCTCCGCTACTAACTTAAAAAAGGGGGAATAATGAAAAGAGCTGATAGAAAAACTAGACATCATATCATTCCTTCCAGTAGAGGTGGCAGTGATGATAAACAGAACATTGCAAAAATTTCAGGAAAACTCCATCAAGCATACCATCATTTATTTTTTAACCTAACTCCTGATGAAATCATTAAGGATTTAGTTGAGAATTATTGGAATGGTCAATGGGAATGGGTGAAAATCGCTTTACAAGAGGAGGTCGAAAATGGCTAAAAAAAGAGATTGGCATAGGCTTAATCACTCCACTGAACCAGTGGACATTGAGTTGGATTTAATCAACTGGACTGTCCGAGCAAGGAAAGATAAGAATACTCCTTGGGAGTATCGAAAGGCCTGTAATGTTAAACACGCTTTGTCTATCGGCGAAAACATTTGCTGGAATCAAAGTAAATAACAAACGGGGGGTTGCAAACACAACCTCCCATAAAAACAAAACAATGATAAAAATAATCGAAGCAAAACTAGATAAAATAAAAGCAGGAGACTTTCAAATAGAGGATATATTAAAGACTCAATTCGTTAGAGGATATGCAATAGGAGTCAAAGAACACATTGAATCAGTTGGTGGATATAAAATGAAAGCAACAGAAGTAAAAAAACTAATAGAAAAGGCTAGTAATAAATACGAACAATGCAAAAATATGTAAAGATCTATCTAGAATATTTTAACTACGGAGAACAAGACTACATCCCGAGTGAATTGTCAGGAAGTCCAGCTACAGATATTCATCACATTATTCCAAAATCTCAAGGTGGAAAGGATGAGATTGAAAACTTAATAGGACTTACTAGAGAAGAACATGATCAGGCTCATGGAAAAAGATTACCAAAACTAGAAGAAGATTATCTAAGAGAAAAACATTTAGAATTTATAAACAAGTTATGAACAATAAAATTTTAAAATGTCAGAATTGCGATAAAGAACTTTTGGAAGGTCAAAAGAGATTTTGTAGTAGAAAATGTCAAAAAAAATATTCCAAAAGAGAAAATGACAAAATAGCATATACTATAGACGATAAGAATTTTGGAGAATTAAAAATAAAACATACAGCAAATGCATGGTGGAAAGATGAGGGTAAGGTTGTAAAACTTATAAGAGGGCTTAAAATGGACTGTAAGCCAAGAGAGTTGAGATTGTTAGCTGGTATCACACAAGATCAATATGATTATTTTTTAAAAATCCATCCTGACTTTTCCGTAATTTTTAAGGATTTTAGGGCTATACCATCGATTAAAGCTAGACAAACGGTAATGATGGGTATTCAAAAAGACCCAAACATAGCATTTAAATATCTTGAAAGAAAAGAGCCTGATGAATTTAAAGAAAAAAGAGAATTAGAAGTTAGCGAAAAACCAATTTTAATTGATGACATAATGAACAATGATGAAAAAAGAAAGGGAGGTGATGCCCAATGACCGCTGTAAAAGAGAAACGAGAAAAAATTAGTTTAATGGATATTATTACACCAAGTGAAAAACAAAAAGTTGCTTTTGAAAAACTTAAAAGCTATAAGTTTCTTCTTTATGGCGGTGCTTAGCTATGTATGGTGGTAAGAGTTATTGGTTAAGATGGGCATTGATTGTTCTTTTAGTTTATTATTTTAGAAAATATAGGAAAAAAGGAGTCGTGGTTGGATTATTTTGTGAAGACTACCCAGCACTAAAGGATAGACATCTATCAAAAATAGATATGGAATTTCCTAGCTGGTTAGGAACATCACATGGTGATCACAAATCATATGGTAAGAGTTTTATTCTTTCACAAGAATATGGTGGCGGGGTTTTGGTTTTTAGAAACTTGGATGATCCAAGTAAGTATGCTTCGGCCGAGTTTGCGGCCATAGGAGTAGACGAGCTGACCAAAAATACAGAAGATAAGTTCACAGCACTAAGACATCGGTTGAGATGGCCGGGCATCAATGATGTTAAATTTCTAGCTGGAACTAACCCAGGAAGTATTGGTCATGCTTGGGTAAAAAAAAGGTGGATGGACAAAGACTTTGAGCCAGAAGAACAAGAAGCTGATCAGTTTTGTTATGTACCAGCTAAGTACACTGACAATCCCAATAAGAATCCCGGATATGAAGCAACACTTAACTCACTGCCTCCATCACTAGCTAAAGCCTTCAGAGATGGAAACTGGGATACATTTGAAGGACAATACTTTGAAACATTTAGTAGAGAGATACATACCTGCAAACCATTTCAGATACCAACCAACTGGATGAGGTTTTTGTGGATGGATTATGGATACTCAGCACCTTCTGCAGTCTATTGGGCGGCCTTGGACGAAATAGGAAGACTTTATGTCTACAGGGAGCTATACGAAACAAAACTAACCTACAAGCAACTAGCACTCAAAATCAAAGAAATGACACCAGAATGGGAGAGAGAACTGCTAGAGGGAAACATGGTGGCTGACCCAGCAATTTATCAAACCAAAGGGGAAGACTCAGAAGAAAAGAGTGGAGCAGAACAAATGTCTGATGTAACTGAAAATTGGTTGAATTTTAGAAGGGGAAACAACAACAGAATAGTCGGCTGGGGAGTAATGAGAGATTACCTAAAGCCATTTAAATACGATGAAGAAATAACA